TATTCTCTATTTGTATCAAAATCAGACAATTTATTAGTTTGAAATATTTGTTCTAATTCTTTCCTTTTCTTTTCTTGTTTAATTTGATTTTCTCTTTGAAGATTGGTACTTCTTCTTTCTTGCGCTCTACCTACAATATCTCTACCTGCAAAAGCATCGGATAATCTGGCTGCAAGTTCTCGCATACCTTGTTGTTGGGCTTCTGTTCTTTTTTGTTGGTATTTATCAAATTCATCTTTTGATAAATTCATTAGTTCGGTTTTAGTTAATAATTCGCCTGGATCATCACCAAAGCCACCAAGCCTTGATACAAAGTTTCCACCGCTAGTTTTTAATTGTCCAAAACTCATAAAGACCTCTAACTAAATATGCCTGCGATAGTTCCTAAGATATCGCCTGCGCCTGTTTTTTTCTTTTCTCTTTGACTCATTAAAGCAGGTACACCACTTAGTGATTGCGTGAGCGCGCCTAATTGTTGTTGTCCATAACCTTGCGCTCTCAAGAACTCGTTGTAAGCCTGATCCATAGCTCTTTGTTGTAGAGCTTGTTGTTGACCACCAATACCACCAAGTAAACCTAAACCTCTGTATTGATCTTCTAACTGTCCACCAAGCAATCCTGCTTGGAATTGTCTAGTTCTAAGATCAAGTTCAGGTTGCATCAAGGCTGCTCTGCCAGCTATGTCTAGTTCTGCCATACCTGTTTGTTGAGCTAATCTTGCTTGCTCTAATGCTCTTTGTTGTGCTTGTTCTGAACCTAAAAGCCCGGCTTGTTGCTGTAATTGTGCTTGTTGTAAGGCAAGTTGTTGTCCTTGTTCAGATCCAAACATACCAAGTTGTTGTTGTCTAGCTAAATCAGCTTGTGCTGCTTGTTGTGCTTGGCTAAATCCTCTTTCTCTTTGCCCAGCAACAGTTCTAGCCATTTGCTCAATGAATGGCCTTTGTGATTCTTGCTCTAATAATGCAGATCTTGAACCGCCAAAAGCACCTGCGCCAATAGCTCTTGATTGTGACATACCTCTAGCAATATCAGCTTGCCTTTGTATGTCAGCCATTGTTTGATCGATAACTTGTTGTTGATAAGGAGATTGATAAGCGCCAATATCTACATCTAGTAAACCTGTAAATTGAGGAGCTTGAACATCTCCTATCTGCGCACCGCCATATGTAGGTATATCTCCTATTTGTGGAGTTGTGCCTGTGACCGGGGTTATGGTTGGTGCTTGCATAGTCGCTAATTCTTGTATGCCTGCTCTTGGATCATAGCCCATTGAGGACTCAAACAATCCTCTTGTAGCTTGCATTTGTCTTAACTGATCTGGATTAAAGCCAGCTACTTGTGCGCCTGTATATGGTATAAATGGTTGTTGTGCAATAGATTTTCCTGCTCGGAAAACATCTTCGTACATTTGCCTTTGGAAAGCTGGTACTTCAGCTTTACTTGTAGTTGATCCTTTACTCATAGTTCTTTTCTAATTAAATATTCTGGCTCAAAGCCTAAATGTTTTAGTTTTCTTAACCATCCTTTTCGACCACCGCCATATAATCTTTTACATCCTGCGGCTTTTGCAAACGCCTCTATAGATGGCAACATTTCTTCTAATTCTTTGTAATCTCCACCACAAAATAACAAATTTAATGCTGTATTCTGTGGGAATACTACAAATTCTGTGACCATTACAGATTTCTCTGCGGGCCACAAATGGAATAATCCATGCCTTATTTTATCTTCAATATCGTCTAATGTATAGGAATCTTGGTGTTTGATAGCCTTCGCAATCCAATGTTTACAGCGATTCCATTCAATCTCCCAAGCATCTTTCTTGGGGAACTCGACAATATTAGTCGCCTTTTCCATACTCAATAATGCTTAAAACCAAGTCAATATTTGCATGGTTGACTTGTGCTTTGATGATTTCACCTTGCAGTAGAATTATCCCTGCGTTAGTTTGTAATTCTTCAGTAGCGTGTGCTGTTATGTTTTTTTGTTTATAGATAAAAAACTCATTAGAGCTAGTGTCGGTAATTGATACATCTAAATTGGTTTGCTGATTACCATGATCGCAAGCTAAAAAACCTTTAACAATTGCAAAATCAAAGTCACCACCCGTAGGTGCTGTATATATTGTTTGCTGTGTTGTGGCCGCAAAAGAATATTTAACATTGATAGCACGCTGTATGTACTGTCGTTGTGAGGATAAATCCATTATCTTTTACCTCTATTCTTTACATCTAAGCGTATATTACCGACTTGGAAGTCTTGCGTTTTGCTGCCTGTGACTGTCATTTGTACTTGACGTGCGGTAAATCTTGCATCGGTATAGCCATCATTTTCAAAGGTAAATGATCCAAAATCTTGTTCCGCACCAAGCGGAGTAAATTTACCTTTGAAACTAAGGGTTACACCAGGTAAAGAGTTTGCTTCTTCGTCTGGAATAATCTGATTGCATTGCACATATCTATCACCATTGCCTATTTGTATTGGCCCTGTTTGACAGAAAGGTACTTGAGAATTAATGCTGGGTGAATTATCTAAAGATGTTGATTCGTGTTCGTAAACAAAACCACTAGAATCACCTGCGATTGGATAAGTAAATGCACCTTGGTCAATCCATGCACCACGATCCATAGAACCTATCGACCATACATTATCAACATAGTTCCATATCACATATTTGTTTGATGAATATTGCGAATCGCCTACAGGGAATCCCCACCATATTTCGTTAAAATTAGAGTTATGTCCACCCCATGATGCGGCTCTACCTGCAACATTAATGTTGTCAAAGACATAATCATGCACATCGCATTTAATCTCTCTAACCACACCATCATAAACAAAGAATGAGTTTTCACCCATCCATGCTAAAAAGTTACCCGTAGATACTACAGCTTTAGGGCTTATAGATTTACAGTTTTGACCTGCATCGGCAATACCATAAACAAAAGGTGAGCCAGAATAATACATTCTGTTGATACCTGTATCACTAAAAATTATGACATCGGATCTAAACTTAACAGCAAACAAGGCTCGTCCACCTGTGGGAATAATTAAATCACCTGCGGTATTGGTTGCTTTTGATGTCCAAGTATTACGATCTTCTCTGGTTGACCATGCAATCTTTCTTGGATCACTGGCTGAACCTATAGCCACTAAATGTCTTTCATTAGTTACCAGTGTTGATAAATTACCTGTAGGTGCGTTGGTGACTACAGTTGCAATGGTGTCGGCTGTACCGCCTGAGTTTGGTCGCCATTTGTAGATTTTGCCATCTTTAGAAAAGGTAAAGACTAAATCCTCACCCCAGTTATCAAAAGAAAAATAACCTGCTTGTAAAACTAAGCCTGATTGACTTCTTGCATCGCCATAATCTTCAACACCCCAATGATAAGCACCATAGCCCAAAGGATCATCGCTTGCATCATTTACAAAACCTACGGGTGTTATATCTGTCCAAGTATTGTTATATAAAACATAAACCTTTTGTCTTGTGCCAACTGCAAGGATGTTTTCACCTGTGTTGTCTTTGTGTGCAAATAGACCAATAACTCCACCTGTAAGTGCTGAATCTCTTAATTTGTCCCAACCACCGATAGGTTTTAGGTAGCCATTCTCAAAACGAACTAAATCACCATCTACCCAACGACCTTTGTTTGCGTAGTCAGTTCCGTTTTTTACGATCCCTGCTGGGGGTGTTATTGGAAATAATGCCATAGCCTTATTGTATAAGAGCTTGGTTTATGTGTCATTAAGAAGATGGAGCTGTAGGCCATTCTCCTAAAGGTCTTGTGCCTGTTTCTGGGTCGTAAACATAAAGTGCTTCTAACCCATCAACATCGCTTACACCATCAATTAAACCCTTCATGGTCGATGCGGTTGATCTAACATTAGTTCTAAAGGTTGACCAATCTGAAGGTATAGCTGTTCCAGACTCTTGATTTCTTACAACCAACCAATCGTTTGGTTCTAATAATGAGTAAGCCTGGCTATCTATAACTTCTTTGTGTAATGTTTTAAGGCCTTTATTTACATTACCATCATCATCAGTTGAATCATCTAATGGTCTTGCAGTTGCAGTTCCGTATGAAGCGGTGACTGTATCGTCTGCAAAAGTAAATGATTGATCGGTGTTAATGTAATATTCAGGGTTTTTATAATTGGTGTTATCAATAACGACCTCATATATACCGATACCCTCAAGATCATCGCTTGACCATACGCTAAAAATATTGGCAGGATAGTTTACATCCCCAATAGTTATAGCTTTAGGGTTGTTATAAACCTTGCTTATTTCGTTGTTTTCTACTAATGCCCACATAATTAATTCCTATTATATATTATCTTGCTGTTGTTGGTATCCCTGTTGATGTTGTAAATGGATTCTCTGCAAATGCTAAAAAAATATAAGTGGCATTGGATGTACCTATGTCATTGTTATTTGACCTTACTTTTACACCATTACTTACAAAATCACATAATACTGTGGTTGAATCAAATTCAGCATTACCTCCATTGGCATAAAAATATCTACCACTAGGATTTATACCGTCTCGTTTATTATCAAACATCAACCAGTTACCTGTGTTGTCAGTTCTTTTGCATACAAAAAATGCAGGTTTAAATCCTGTATAAACAAATGTACCATCTGCATTTCCATTACCTGTATATTTTCCAAACTTGCTATAGCCTTGCTTTTCTTTAAAAGCATAACAAACTGTGTTTTTGCTTGAAGCTGTAAAGGCTTGTGATAATGTAATCAAGGTGCTTGTAGGTGCCGCTCCCCAAGATACTGTAGCCGCATCGCCTGTTGTATTCCATGCCACATATTTATCACTTTGGTCTCCCATACCAACATGGTTTACCCACCAACCAAAATCATTATTTCTTGCTTTAATCATAAAAAATTCAGGAACTCCGCCCAAACCATGCCCAATTGTTGTGTTGCCTGACGATGCACTTGTAAACGTACTAATACTAAATCCTGCTGTTGTATTTACTTGTAATGTATTAGTGGTATTGCCTTCTGTATTAGATGATGTTGTACCACTGTTACAATGCCATTGCCAAGCTACATAAGGAACATTATTGGTATTGACTTCTCCTAAATCGCCTACTGTAAAGCCATCAGTATTAAAAGCCTTTACACCAGTTGTTAAGGTTGCTTCTGTACTACCAAAATCAGTGAAAAGTCTTTTGGTTGCTCCTCTGGTACTGTCGTAAGTTGATGGGCTTACTCCTGCTGTTCTGTACTTTATAATAACCCAGTCAGGTTGCAAATCAGAGTTTCCACCATTTGTTACTGTTCTAGGGTCGTTACCATCACCTGTATAGAGGGTGGTTTGAAAATGTGCTGAACCATCATCTATTGTTGTATAAGCCATTATCCGTACTCCGCTAAGTTTTTAGTACAAATTGCATAGTAGCCTGATGGCGGTGCGTATTCGAAAACACCATATCCATTTGCATCACTTGCTGCACTTGAAACTGGAAAAGCATTATAACCACCATAGTTTACAAAAAAGTTTCTAAGTGGTTGATACATAGAAGTACAAATCATATGAGGTTCGTCTGCTACTGCAAAACCACCTGTACCACTAGAACCACTTGTAGGGTCTCCATCGGCTGAACCATTATTATGCCAAGCACCACCATTAATTCTTGAATAAACAAAATTATTATCCATATCTAGTGCGATTCCTAATATGTCACCTGAATTTACAGTATTGGTAGGCGGACTAATTGCACTACCATCATCATATCTAAATCTTGTTGAATCCCAGTACCATCCTATACCATCACCACTTGATTGACCACCATAGAAACTTGCATATCCACTATTTCCAAATCTAGCAGTAGGCACAATACTTGTCATAATAGCATCGCCATCAATCGTACCTGGATGTTTTGCTTCAAAATACCATTTACCGCTAGATAAAGATACAGATGCCATATTGGTTCGCCAACCTGTACCTGAACCTGTAGTAAGTTTTGTACCGCCTTCAGTATGTGTAATGGTGTCTGTGCTTGAAAAAGGTTGAATTAAAAGTGGAGTACAAAAATTATTAGTCGGTGTGTCAGTTGCTTGATCTGCGGCTGTGATGTTGCTTAAATTATTTGCATCATGTCCTTCACCACTTGTATCTGTACCCAATGCAGAAGAATCTTTAAACTCATATTTAAAACCTTGAGTTCCATAACCACTGCCTGTGTATTCTTTGGGAATCCAAATACCACTATCAGAATCATATTCACCAAAATCAGATGCTTGTGCCGCTGTTCCATTTAGATAATAAACATCAGCCATATACCCACTAAAACCCTCACTGCCACCAAAAAACTCACCTAAGCGTAAATAATTATCGCTTCCTGAACCAGCTTGACCAAAGTCAAAATCTTCGTTTTGCGACATATTTGTATAAGTAGAATTATTAAAATTTGTTATTCTATCTCCATTTATATACCATTTTACTCTGTCTGATGCTGTGCTTTGTGTTGAATCAACTTGAACCACGATATGATACCAAGCCGCAGTATCTCGCATAAGCATTTCAGGGTCAGCATATACTTCACTACTTCCGTTATACAAAATTAATCTTGGTCTATCATTAGACATAATTTGTATGTTGCTATAACCACAACTAAAAATAGTATGATAATCTTGGCTTAGTTCAGTTCTTTTAATCCAAGCACTAAAAGTCCAAGTTTTTCTATTCCCTGATGCCGCGTTTGATGTAAATATTTGTTCGCTATTAGCTCTTTCAAACTTCAAAGAGTTATCAATATCGTACCCAGTAGATATGCTTCCTCTATTTGCTGTACGCTGTAGCGTTTCCATATTATGTTTGTGCTAGGTTTTGGACTCTGCCTATTTCTTGCCATACTGAGCCGTTGTATCTAAATGCTAATATGTCAGTTTTGTTAGCTGTAGCTGTTATTGTCGGTGCTGTACTCGCTGCAAATTCAAATATGGTGTTCCAAGCGATTGTTCTTGCTGTTGCACCTTGAGCTATTTCTACAGAAATAATTGCACCTTCTACAGCGTTAGTTGGTGCTGCAAAAGTCGTGTTTTCTGTAGTCACATGATATGCGTTAGCTGCTGCTGCCGCATCCCAAGCTATTGAGTTAGAGCTTGAGGTTATTGCAACTTGTGTAATGTTTGCTGAAGTTGAGGCGGTAATAACTTTTGGAAAAGTAGCCTTTTGGTTTTCATCAATAGAAACTGCTGGTGTTGTACCAACTGTTGATCCTGAACCAATAACTAGGTCGTCTGCGCTATCATCAAGACCAATATAAAAGTCTTGGGCGTTACCATCAAAGACAAGTTTAGTATCTTCTGCATCGCCATCGCCTATTGTTAAACTTGGGTTAGTACCCTTGAGAATAACTGCACCACCGAAGTCAACTTGGCCCATATCAACCGCAGTTCCAGATAAACTGAAAATGCCATCAACAGTATCCAAGTCGGTATTTATTTTTGTACCCCAAGTGTTAGTTGATGCACCAACCTCTGGTTTAGTTAAGTTTAAATTTGTTGTAAATGTATCTGCCATAAATCTTTCCTTTAAGCTGCTTCTTGTTTGCCTAATTCAGTCCAAGTTGTGTCTGCAACAACTTGTTCAGTCCATTTTAAACCACCACTCGCTGAAAAACTACTAATTCCTGAAATGTCTTCAAAGCCACGATCAATCTGAGTACCCACCGCAGTCATGCTTGAGGTTTGCGCTATGGTAGCTGAAACAGTAAGTGTATATCGACCAGTTGCGGTCATGTTTGAAACAACTGGCCCTATGGATGCGCCTCTATCTATTTGTCGACCAATAGCTGTCATGCTAGAGGTTTGAGCAGAAGTACCTACTCCTAAATGGATTCTATGACCAGTTGAGGTCATTCCGCTTGTTTGTGCGGATGTTGCTACACCACGATCAATCTGCACGCCTACAGCAGTCATACTGCTTGTTTGTGCAATGGTTGCAATACCTCTGTCTATCTGCTTCGCTGAAGCAGTCATAGAAGAGGTTTGTGCGGATGTGGCTTGTGCTAGGTGATACTGAAGATCCCCATAGTTGGATTTACCATAATTGTATAACCCGTAGCCTACTTGGGCCATGTTATTAAGCTAATGTAATGTCTAAGTCGCCAGCATCAAATCTGAATACATCTCCACTTGATACAACCTTTGAGGCAGTCAAACTTGCATAAGCAAGCAAGTTACCAGAGCTTGAGGCATCCATAATGCCTACAGCTACAACTGTTCCATAGTCTGCGGTTGCAGTTGGATATTCTACAGCAGCAGCGTTAGTTGCTGTGGTTGGGGATGTACCTGATACATTGAATGTAGCAGTTTGTCTTGCATAAGCTCCACCTGAAACTTCAGTACCGCCACCAGTATCAGTTGGTGCTACAGTAAATAAAGCCACATATAATGTTGTTGGTGCAGTATAAGCAGTTCCGCCAAATACATGATCTAATACTTTATCTTCTAAATAATCGCTAAATCCAGCCATTTATTTCTCCTAGTTATTATTCCAATAGTGTATGTTCTTACGAACTTTTCCGTAGGTTCTTCTTCTTTGCATCAAAGAACCCTTACCAAACTCAGCTTTCTCTTGCTCTAGTCGCATTTCTTCTAGGGCTTTTTCAAACTGAGCAGTAAACAATGGTACTCGTTCATCTTCCATTAGAAATATTGATGCGTGTTTTAATGCTCCGTACAAGTAAAGATCTGGGTTTCCCGTTGATACAAAATTACTTGTATTAGAGTCAGAAAGTGCATCAATCTTTCCGTAGTAGGTTAATTGTAATGTATAACTTGCATCAGGGATAGGTGCAAGTTCTAAAGTGTTGTCAACGATTGCATAGTAAATAGGTTGACCGTTTTTGTTATTAATTGATTTTCTATACACATCAAGCGATTCAATAGACATTTGCATAAGCGGTCTAAAATCATTGGATGTAATTTCAATGTTGATAGCCTCTAACCAATCGGTAGGTAAAGATAGATATTGATTTTCAGCAGTAGCAGTTGCACGCTTAATCATGTCTGCAACTCTTAATCTACGATTAAGTTCAGCCTCAGTATTATCAATAAATATATCTATTTCAGATGTTAAATCTGATCTGTTTAGATAATTAGCTATGTTAGTTTTAAGCTCTGCGTATGTCATAGTTTACCTTGCCATGTTCTAAAGACTTTATTATCAGAATGATTTAACCACTTTCTCCATTGTTTCATGTCATTCGCCCAGCCTTCTCTACAGGCTCTTTGATACACCACTAAGGGTACTTCTGCGACATGGCGTAAATCTTTGCCTGGCTTGTTCTCTGATAATGCTTTGCAATGCTCTATAACGGGAGCAATATCTTGGGTGGTGTGATAAACAACCTTATTATCTTCCGTAGCAAATTCATTGGTAAAACCAGTCTTGTGATCGATAATTGTTCGTCTTGCCATATTGTTAATAATTTTATCATTGACTAAGGCTTTTAGGGAAATAACTTTATAGATAAATAAAATGACATCGTGTCATTTATATTAGTTAGATAAAAAAATGGGAGCTAATGCAAATGCACTAACTCCCATCCGTCCCAGATAATTAGGATGTGCTTAAATCTGCAACAACACCATGAGCAGCTTCGTTGGACACTTCTAGTCCATACTCAACTACGATCATTTTTGTTTCTGCATCACCAATAGTAGCTATATCTACTGTTTGGAAATTTCTTAAATAAGCAACTTTAGCAAATTCTGGATCTACTAAAAGAAGCGATCTTTCTCTTGATCTGTTTGATGGAACGATTTTGAGTTCACCAAAGTCAGATGAATAGATAGATACTGAAGCCTCTACAGTATTTTGATCCACAAATTGTCTAGCTTGTGATCTGCCTGTGAAACCACTAATAACTTGTTTGTTATGTGGGCCACAAATAGCCAATGATGGTTCACCACCATTTGAGAAAGCTAACTCAAGTGTATCTTTGAGTAGAGTTTCAGTTAAAGCTCTTTGAGTTCCGTCAGTTGGAGCAGCACCACCGCCTGTAGAAGCACCTGAAGTACCTCTTGAGTCGTTTGATGTGATCCAAGATTCAAAACCACCAGTTACACGAGCAGTTGTCGCATTACCAGTTGTTTTAGCTCCTTTTTGACAGAGAGCCTCTTCCATATCTCTTTTAAGGGCTTTAGACATAATAGCAAGTTGATGTGCCATTTCTGACCTTTTACCTGCTGGATCTGAACCCTCTTGAGATCCTGTTACAGTTGCATCTCTTTTTGAGATCATACATACGTTGCTTGCTCTTACAGTAGCAGTTGAAGCTGCTCTTGAAAGTTCGAAGCCTTCTAATTCTCCACTTGCACTTGGTGTAGGTAGAGATTCTGTTTGCCAATCAAACACCACATTGCTCACATTTCGTGTACCGATTGAGGACATGAACGGAGTTTGCATAGGAGAGATGTTGTAAATGATATTACTTAAATCTTCTCTATCAGCAGTTGCGGTGTAAGTATCAAAAGCGTTAGTTACTTTTGCCATAATATTACTCCTTGTAAATTACTTTAATAATTGTTCAAAAACTTTAGCTGCATCTGAGGGTTTCCCAGTTTTAGCTAACCTTTGTTTTGCTTTCTTCACAGGAGTTACTGATCTTGGTCGGTTCGTAGTACCAGGTCTTGCAACCCTAGCCTTTGCTTTTTCCGTTGGTTTTTTCTTAGTTGCTTTAACAGTTTTGTTTTGCAACCAAGCATTTCTTAAACCAAGTAAGGCTCGGTAGTCATATATTTGATTAATTTCATCTTGGGTATAACCAAGATCATTAATCGCATAGTCACGAATAGCATTTTTTTCTTTTTGGGCTAATTCTGCATCTTGCCATTCTGGCAAAACTTCAAGCAATTTATTTTGACTATACTCAACATATTGTTGAAGTTCTTGTTGTTGCTTTACATAAGACTCCTCTTGAAGTCTTTTTTGTTCAGCATTAACAGCACTTAGTCTTGCTCTTTTATCATCCCAAACCTGCTTTTCTCTGACATAAGCGATTGGATCATCTTCATATAACTTGTTCCAATCTGGCTCGTTTGCCAATTCACCCTTTAATTGGGTTTCCATCTCAGGTAACAACTGTGCGTAAATAGCATCCTTTTGCGCTAATTCTTGTTGCTGTTGCTCAATGGTTTTCCGTTGTTGCGACAGCTCTTGAGTTTTGCGCGTGTAATCTTGCTGACGTGAATATCCGCTTTGGAGTTCCTCAAGCGTGACCTCTACCTCTTCTCCGTCAACTCTGACTTTGTAGTGGGTGGGTTGCTCTTGTTCGTCCTCAACCTCAGTTTGTTCTTCGTCATCAATTTGATCATCAAAATCGGATTCTTCATCTTCAACCATCTCTTCTTCAAGTTCGGCTGCTTCTGGTAATTCATCCTCTTCAATGACTTCCTCTTCTACTTCATTTGTGACTGCTTCTTTAACTGTTTCCTCTTGAGGAGTTAAGAAACTTTCAAACGCAGAAGTAGCTAGTTCTCCTTCAGTTTGTAAAGCAGTCGGTTTTCCGTTATTGCTCATAAATACTCCTTATGTGTATTTATAAGTATTTTATATGAATTTATTTAAAAAAGAAAAGATTTTTAGCCTACGCTACGAATCTTATTGATATGTGCTTTAGTGAGTTTGCCTTTCTCTGCAATGATTCTAAGATGTTTTTCTATCTCAGGTATTAATAAAATTGATCTATGTAAGTCCTCTCTGATATTCACATCTTTTATATCACGAGAGTTTAACCAAAAGTTGATGTATTCGTTTTTAAGGTTTTCTACAACTTCCTTAAATACATCTGAGTTTAATATTTGTTCGGCTTGTTCAGCCTTGACAGCTTCTTCGTGTGTTGGCATTTATTTAACTAGTGGTGTTTTCCCAATTCCAAATAAACCTTGTATTGCTTGTTGTTTTAAATCATCTTTAAATTTATCAAAGGTGTTTTGCGCACCTGTGATACCTGATCCAATTCTACCAAGGCCACCAAACAATCCACCGACTTGTGGTTGTGGCATTTGTGGAATGTTTAACTGAGGCATCCTAAAATCAATGTTTGGTCTAATGTTTGAAAAATCAAAATCCCTTATATCAAAATCACCAGGCATAAAGTCACCAGGCATAAAATCTCTTGGTGGTGGCATCCTTACATCTTCAACATTTGGTCTAGGCATTGGCAAAGGTACAACCCCAAGATCAGGTAGGGGTGGTCTGTTAATATCTTCTTGTGTATAACCGCCCGGTTGGTCAGGTGAATATGAAACCCCACTTGAAATCATTTGTGATGCAGGTATTCCGCCTGCTATTGATCTTGCATAATCAAAACCACTTGAATAAGACGTGTCAGGTGCAACGTAACTTGTATTACCCATTCCACCCATTCTACCAAATCCCCTATTTGGATCATATGGGTTTTTTATTGGTAGTCCTGTTGGTAAGCCTGTAAAAAAATTAAATCCGTTCATATTAAGTTGTAATTAGTTTATCTATTTTAGCATCAAGTTTATCTATTTTGTCTATTAATCTTTGAAATTCTATTGTGTGTTCATTTCTTGTTAGATAATCTCTTGCTACTTCTTCTCTAGTTTTATTGAGCAAAATATCAACCCGCTTAACTTCAGCTTCATTTTTTCTTATGCCATAGACTAAAGGTGCTAAGACCAAAGTAACTATGATATTCCAAACGATGTAGCCTGAGATCTCCATATCAATAAAAGTCAGTAGCTCCAGATGTGAGGGCGTGGGCTATAATTTTCCACTTCTGCGATATCCAAATGTA